TCAGTATATTCTGGTAATGGATCTACAACTGCATTTACATTAGAACACGCAGTAGGATCAGACGAGGATATACTTGTATCTGTAGATGGTGTTATCCAAGAACCATCAGTAGCATATGCAGTAAGCAGTGGAACTACACTTACATTTACTGCTGCACCATCAAGTAACTCAGGTAACAACATCTTTGTATATTATTTGTTTAGAACTGTGGCTACAGTTGACCATCCTGCAACAAGTGCTTTGAGTGCAACAAGTGGTACTTTTAGTGCAGGTGTGTCAGGAACAACAGGTACGTTTAGTGGTGCAATAACAGGTGGTGGTGTTTTAACTACAGGTGGAAACGTAGTTATACCTAACGCAGGTAATATTGGTAGTGCTAGTGATACAGATGCTATAGCAATATCAAGTGGTGGTGTTGTCACCCTTTCACAATCTTCACAGAGAGCACAAACTTTTGTATTACAAGCTGACCAAGCAGGTGGTAATGCAGAAGAAACTTTAACAAATTGGGGTGAATCTAGTAGTGATTACACAAGAGTAGGTGCAGCTAATTTTACTCAAAGTTCAGGTATATTTAGTTCAGCGACTACTGGCACATTTTTATGTATGTATAATATTTCTGTCAATACTGGAGATGCTCAAGATGCTTTTGATTTTAGAGTAGAAATAAGCACAAATAGTGGTAGTAGTTTTACAGGTAGAGGAGTTGGGTATACAGAGGGTGGAACTGGTTCAGGCCCTTATATTCATGGAAGTAATCAATTTATATTTACAGTATCTAACACGACTACATTTAGACTCCGTTATAGACTTGGTGCAGTTAATAGTGTTGGGTCTCAAAATGAAGTACTTGGGGATTCTGACCAAGCAGAAACTTCTATAACTTTTATAAAGTTAGGAGTGATTTGATGGATAATCAAATGTTAATTATTTCTGCTTTACATGCTCTTGGGATAAAAAATTGGTACTTAAAAAGAACTCCTACTAATGAAGCAGAGTTCAAAGAAAAGTTTTCAAAAAAAGATGGAAGTGAACCAGATGTAACATGGTCACAAATACAAACAGCATTAGCAGATGGTGGTGTAGTAGCAATGTCAGAATTGCGTAAACAAAGAACTGCACTATTAAAAGAAACAGATTGGATGTCGGCATCGGATTATACAATGACAGATGTTTGGAAAACATATAGACAAGCCTTGAGAGATTTACCTGCTAATAATAAAACTGCGAGTTGGAATGGAACTACATTAGGTAATGTAACATTTCCAGTTAAACCCAGTTAAGGAGTAAAGAATGGCATTAACACAAGTAATAGGCAGTGGCATTGGTCAAGTAACTAACATCAAGATAGGTGGCACAGGCGATGACAATAGTTTAGATGACTATGAAGAGGGAACTTGGACACCAGTAGTGTCTGATGCTACTAGTGGTGGAAATACTGGCTCATACTCAAGTGGTGGTTCAGCAGGTAATAGATACATTAAAGTCGGAAGATTGGTGTTTGTAACAATGGAATTATTTAACATTAATACTAGTGGTATGACTAGTGGTAATACACTTGTGGTACAAGGATTACCTTTTAGTGGGCATAGTTCTGGTACATATAGCATAGGCACAACTCATGCTCCTCTTATAACAGTTAGTGGTTATGAATCAGCAGTAGGTTTTATGGATCAAAATCCATATGTAAGATTTTTTTGTTATGACCTTGATGGAAGTGCTGCTGCGTCTATTGAAGTGGGTAATGTTACTAGTGGTCAAGGAGATTTACTTATGACTCTCATGTATTTTTCAGCATAAAGGAAAAAAAATGGCAATAACAAAAGAAACAGAAATATCTAAAATAGAAATAGTAAACAACTGTATAATTCAAGTTAGGACAGACACTGTAATAAAAGAAGATGGTGTTGAAATATCAAGAAGTATACATAGACACTCATTAGTGCCTTGTGGACATGATGGAACTGAAGATTGGAATTGGACAGATACAGATATAAGTGGTCAAGATTCACAAGTACAAGCAGTAGCAAATGCTGTTTGGACAGATGATGTAAAAACTGCATACAAGGCTAAAATAGAAGCACAGGAATAAAACATGCCATATATAGGAACATCTCCTTCAAATGGAGTAAGACGAGTTTTTGATTACACAGCCACAGCAGGGCAAACGAGCTTCAGTGGTAGTGATAACAATAGTCAAACACTTTCATATTCAGACAGTAATTTTATAGACGTTTTTCAAAATGGTATCTTACTTTTACCATCAGATTATACTGCCACTACAGGCACAACAGTAGTTTTAGATACTGGAGCTACTGTAAGTGACTCAGTGCAGATTGTAGCATTTGATGTATTCTCGGTAGCAGACACTGTAAGTAAAGCCGATGGTGGTACGTTTGATGGTAATGTTACTATGGCAGGTACTCTTGGGGTTACGGGGGTTCCTACATTTACAGGAAGAAGTGTTCATAGTGGTGGTATAACAGTAGCTAATGATGGACAGATAGGTTCTGTAGGTGATGCAGATGCTATAGCAATATCAAGTAGTGGTGTTGCTACATTCAGTCAATCTCCTGTTGGAACAGGTTTAAACCTATTATTAAATGCTACAATATCAAGTGCAGTTTCAGAGTATGATATTTCATCCACTTACATAAATAGCACTTATGATGCCTATTGGTTACAAGCAAGTTTACTTCCTGCTACAGATGGTGCTAATGCGTATGCTCGTGTGTTTGTAGGTGGTGCTGTTCAAACTGGAAGTATATATGGTATTGAAGTAGCAGGTAGAGATGGTAGTTATTATACTAGTGGAAACGCAACAGAACAATTTTACTTTAATAGAGATACTTGTGGTAATGCAACAGGTGAGGGTTTAACTTATCAGCTATTAATGCAAAATGTAAATAGTACAACTAGACCATTTACAATAGAGGGTGGTTCTAATACTTATACTACAAGTGGAAATCATAAAACTAATGGTTTTGGGGGTAGTTTGATTGTTGCAAATGCAAGTAATGTTGTAAATGGTTTTAGATTATATTTTAATACAGGAAACATAGCTAGTGGTACAGTCCAATTATATGGTTTGAGGAAATAACATGGCTAACGGATACAGAATGGTTGATGATAAGTTAGTGCAACTAACTGATGCAGAACAAAAAGAGTTTGATGACAGAAATACTACGTGGGAAAATGATGCACCTAATAGACGTATGACAGAGTTACGCAGACAAAGAGATGCACTATTAATAGAAACAGATTGGATGGCATTAGGTGATGTAACAATGGCAGATGCTTGGAAAACATATAGACAGGCTCTACGTGACATAACTACACAGACACCGACAGATGATGCGTTGAGTAACATTACGTTTCCAACAAAGCCAAGTTAAGGAGTAAGTAATGAGTAAAGCAGCAGATTTAGCATTATTGGCAGGTGGAGCAGATACACTTACCGACACAACTAACACAGGTAGTGTTACACTTGACTTTTCTCAGTATCAAAACTTTATCTTAACATTCACAGGTAACGTAACACTTGCTAACCCAACAACAGAAGTAATAGGGCAATCAGGATTTATCATCTGTATACAAGATGGTACAGGCAGTAGAACACTTTCATTAGGAACAGATTATGAAACAGCAGGTGCAGCAGGTATAACTCTTAGCACGGCTGCTAATTCAGTTGATATGATACCTTATGTGGTTCAGTCAGCTAGTAATATATTATTAGGTAACGTACAGAAGGCATTTGCATAGTGGCACTACTTGGTAACTTAACAGGTTCATCACAGTTTTTTAATAGCGATGCATTTTACAATGGTGTTGCTACAACGTCATTGAGGTTGGATAAAGCTAGTAGTGGGTACTTATATAGAACCCCATCAAGTGCAACTAATAGAAGAACATTTACTATTAGCTTTTGGTATAAAACATCAATAGTTTTTGCTTCTACAGGTAATGACCAAAACAATCCTATATTTACTGCTGGTGCAGAAGGGTCAAGTCCAGTTTTTTTGTTAAATGTGTCTGCTCAAGGTCAAGGAGCTGCATCTGATACTCTAAATGAGATGCAATATTATGACTATGACAATGATGACACTACAGACTATGGTTTAGAAACTAATAGTTCTTTTGCAGATTCATCAGCTTGGTATCACGTAGTTTGGGCATTTGATACGACACAAGGTACAGAAGCAAAC